TGTGAACGGTGTCGAGCTGGGCGTCAAAACCAAACTCACTAAAGACGCCAAGGGCGTAGCACTTGAGCTGGTCGCAGTCTGCGTCCACTTGGTTGCGGCCAAACTTGGCGTCAACCACCCAAGCCTCTCCCTCTTTGATGGTTAGGTAGTCAGCGGTGCCGAATCCGCCCTCAGCCCACATGCTGTAATCCAATCGGCGCTCGACATGCGTGTGGATCTGAGGCAGTGAGCGGCAGTGATCGACGTAGACCTTCGCCAAGTTGGCGTACTCCAGACCAATCTCGAATGCGTTAAAGGACTCACCTATAAGGTCGTGCGGCTCCAGCCCTTTGCGTAGACATGCCTCTGACAGTTCGTGTAAGGCAGTGCCTTCTTCAGCAGCTAGGCTGCCCTCGTCTGGCAATCCCTCTTGGGCCTTAACGCTGGCGGGGCAGGCGATCCATCGGTGTGCAGAGCTGGCACTGAGCTTCGCGTGCGCTGGCCCTAGATCAATCTCGTACTGCTTCAACTCAACCTCCCTAGTTAAATACAACCAAGCGTTGTAAGATGAACCCGACAACGATCAATTGCAAATTATGTTGACGAAGATAAATACCGTCCGCTATCTTGTCAAACACTTTAACAAGGAAGCCAACACAAAATGAAAAGCATGGACGCAGCGCGTGTCAATTCCGCGCTAAATGAAACCAAGAAGGCGTTATCGCTGAAGAGCGACAGACAGCTCGCCATCAAGCTAGACGTTAGCCGTCAGGCCGTGGGCCTGTGGCGCATGCGCGGAGAGATGCCGCCAGCCAGAGCCTTGCAGCTTGAGTGGCTGACAGACAAAAAAGTCACATGGATGCAGATGTGTCCGAACCTTGTACGAGAGTTTGCGGAGATCGAAGCACGATGAAATTCCAAGCATGGCGAGCGTTGTGGTTCGTGGCGAAGGTTCTAAAGGACATCTTCTACTGGGTCGCAGACAAGCTGAACGATCTGGAGAACTGGGCCGACAAGAACTGCGCCAATCACGTTTAGGAGAGAGGGATGATCAATCAATACGGGCATCGCTTAGTTGAGCGAGGCTACAACATCGTCCCGTTGTTGGCGGGAAAGAAGCGGCCACCGGGCAAGGATTGGCAGAAGATTGTCAGCACCCCGGAGATGGTCGCCGGGTGGATCGAGCAGAACGCGGAGTTTGGTATCGGTGTCCTGTGCGCCACTACCTGCGCCGTGGACATGGACTGCCGGGACAAGGCGCTGAACAACAAGATGCTGCACTGGCTCAAGGACAATGTCGGGCTGGCAGCGATACGCATCGGTGAGAACCCCAAGTGCGTCGTGCCGTTCCGCAATGAAGAAGGCTTCAAGAAGATGCGCTCGACGGAGTTTGAGGACTCTGAGGGTGTGCGGCACGCGGTAGAGATACTCGGCAAGGGCCAGCAGTTTGTGGCTTATGGCATACACCCGAAGACGATCAAGCCCTATGAGTGGGTGTCTGGCCCGACGCTGGCCGACGTGTTCCACGACGATCTGCCGGAGCTGACGAGTGAGCAGGCAAGCAGGTTTATCGAGTTCTTCGAGGCGCAGGCAGCGGAGCTGGGCTGGGTCGAGGTGAAGCCGGGCAGCAGGCAGCAGGCCGAGGAGCAGGATCACCTGATGAACCTCAAGGCGTCGCTGGACATGACCGCCGAGGAGATCAACGAGATCCTAGAAGTTCTCGACCCCGACGATCACCACGACAACTGGGTGCGCGTCGGTATGGCCCTGCACCACCAGTTTGGTGGCGACACTGACGGTCTATATCTGTGGGATGAGTGGTCATCTCAAGGCAGTAAGTACCGGGACGGCGAGTGCGCCAAGCGGTGGGAATCATTCGGAGACTACTCAGGCAGTCAGGTCACCATGGCCTCGCTGAAGTTTGAGGCAAAAAAGTCAGACAGCGTCGAGGTCGTTGAGGAAGAGTTGCCCTCGATGCTGCGTAACTGGGCGTTTGTCCAAGTCGAAGGCTCTGCCCGTGTGCTGCGCGAGGAGCTGGACAGCGACCAAGTGATGCTCTTTAAGACCGAGGATCTAAAGAAGGAGTTCGCCAACCGGGAGGTGCTGGACGAGTCTGGCCGTAACCCGCGCATGGTTAACCTTGTCGATCTATGGCTCAAGCACGAAGACCGCCGGACTTACCCGGCAGGTATCTGCTTCGCGCCAGACAACGAGGTGCTGCTGAAGTACAACCTGTGGCGAGGGTGGAGCTACCGCCCGGTAGAGGGCGAGATGAAGCCCTTCCTAGACTTTGTCACGCAGGTCATCGCCAGTGGTGTCGAGGAGCACGCGCACTACATTTTGGGGTGGGTGGCGCAGATGATTCAGAAGCCGCAGGCCAAGGTCGGTGTGGGTCTGGTGCTTCGAGGCTCCAAGGGTTCAGGCAAGACGTTCTTCGGTGAGCTGATCGGCGGACTGTTCAAGCAGCACCACCGCATCGTGAGCAAGGCCGAGCACGTTACTGGGAAGTTTAACCGGCACCTTGAGGACACTCTGCTGCTGCAATGCGACGAGGCTTATTGGGCCAGAAACAAGGCAGCCGAGGGTGCGCTCAAGGATCTGCTGACCAACAGCCGCATCACTGTAGAGCGCAAGGGCATGGACTCCTACTCGTCTGCGAACTACACGCGCATCCTGTTCAGCTCCAACGAGCAGTGGGTGGTGCCAGCATCTCTCGATGAGCGCCGCTTCGCAATCTTCGACGTGGCAAACGTGAAGCAGCAAGACGCCAAGTATTTTGGCGCACTGCGAAACTGGTACAACCGCGGCGGTGCCGAGCACATGCTGCACTTCTTCAAGCACTTTGACCTCAACACCGTCGATGTTCGATCGGCACCCAAGACCGCCGCGCTCGATGAACAGAAGCTGCACTCGCTGGACTCAGTCGATCAGTGGCTGATGGACTCGATCAACGCCGGGGAGTTTAGGGAGCAGAGGCTTAACGGTGAGGTTATGGACTTTGGGAAGGACGAGCCAAAGAACGCGCTGTACCAGTGCTACGTCACGAGCGTGAAGGGCCGGTTCGAGCACGCGAAGAAGGAGTCAATGTTCTGGAAGCAGCTCCACGGCATGCCGGGGCTGATCGCTGGCGAGACCCGGAGGCGTGTAGGCAACAGGCAAGTGAGGTTCGTGCAGTTCGTGATCCCGAGGCTGGCGCTGAAGGCATTCAACCTTTTCCACAACATTGAGGAGAACGTGTTCGAGGCCGAGGCCGTCGAGGAACTCGATCCGTTAGACCCCGATAACTGGACAGATGATGTGCCTTTTTAGGCGTATAATTTCACGTCATGAATATAAAAATATGCGTCGTTTGCGGGGAGGAAAAAGAGACGGCGCGGTTCTACAAGCGACCGGATGGTTCGATCGAGAACACATGCCGGACATGTAGGACTCGCGCCGAGTTTAGGACACAACACAACAGCCCGAGGGACTACCTTCGGAACACGTTAGCTAAGGCCAAGTACGGGGCCAAGAAGCGAGGCCTAGAATTCGACATCGACATTGATAGGGTCATGCAAATATGGGAGGAACAGCGCGGACGCTGCGCCCTCAGCGGTGTCCTGATGCAAGCCTCTAAGGACGGCAAGGGCCGAAAGGGTAAAGACTTAAACGTATCGTTAGACCGCATCGATCAGGACAAGGGCTACCTGTTTGCCCCCCGCAACGTGCAGCTCGTCTGCCTGCGCGTGAACCTCATGAAGCACGACATGGAGGAGTCCGACCTCTATTGGTGGTGCCAAAATATCCTCGAAAAAAGTTTGCGTTAAGAGACAACAAACAGTTGTCATTACCACAGATGTCTGTATGATCTGTCTTGTCTTAACAAGAAAGCAAACGGAGATCGACATGACCCTACTAGAAAAACTTACCGCAGCGTTCGCAGAAGCAGATGCCAAGAGCATCGCTGGCATTCCAGAAGACGTGAAAGCGAACCGCGAGTGGTACAGAAAGGTTTACGCAAAGCTGCGCGAAGAGTTCCCAATCAGCGGCCCAAACTACAATCGGTTCTATTCGGAACTGGATCGCGTAGCAACAAAGCAAACTCAGGAAGACAATAATTGGGGTTTCGACGATCACGTCGAGCGCGAGATCAAGCGAACCAAACGCACTCACGAAAACCGCAACAAGCGAATCGCGCAAAAATTCGAGAAGGCTGGAATCGCAGACATCGACACAGACGATATGGTTGTGATCTACGGCGAAGATTTTTGCGGTGAGTGGGTCATCGACGGACACCGAGTCAAACTCGACGTTATCTGGGCCGGTGGATACAACATCCAATGCTACCACTGCCGAGTGCTTTGCAGCGTCAAGAAAATCAAGGTGGCCGCGTAAGCGGCCCGGGAGGAGATAGACATGGAAAACGCAACACCAACCATTAACGGAAAGCCCGTCAACGAAATGCCTTGCTGCGGCATATTCGCGGCAGCTATGGCGGCTGACGTAGAGCCACAGATTGTATTTGACGCCTATAAAGCCGAGTACAATTTGTCGGGCCGCTGGAAGGGAGTCACCCAATCAAAGAATTTGCGCGATCTCATGCGCAAAAAATTCAGCGTGAAAATCGACGTTGAATACATGCAGACCTTGAATAGAAAAGAAACCGACAAATATGATGCTTGGAACCACACCATTAGAAAGTGGTACAACGAACACGCTATCCCATCGGCAACCTACATTGTTCAGAGCCGTGGTCATATTTTTACAGTTAAAGAAGGTCGCTATATCGATCAATGGCACAACGAGCCTGTTGAGCAGGCCAAGGGCAGCCGCGCTAAGATCTTGCAGGTTTGGCGTATTCTTAACGCAAGGAAGGCCGCGTAAGCGGCCCGGAGGAGATAGACATGGAAAACGAACTGATCGCAACCTACCGCAATGAAATTGATGGCCTAGAGGCTTTGGTCATGGATGGCAACGACAAGTACAACTACCGCGTGGTGTTCCGCGATAGCGATGCCAATGAGACCGTCTTTGTACGCTTCACGCACACCTATCTTGACTGCATGAAAGGCGTTAAAGAATTTCTCATGGATGACTTCATCCACGTTGAAGGAGAGGCCGCGTAAGCGGCTTTTTTTGTGGGTAAATTATTTTTAATTAATCGACAACAAACAGTTGTCATTACCACCGTCTTCTGTATGATCTGTCTTGTCTTAACAAGAAACACAACGGAGATCGACATGGAAAACACACACATCAACTTTTCAGACTTTCAAAAAGGTTACGACGCGGGTTCCGCTGACATAGCCGGTATGGGTTGGGAGGCAGCCCGAGACAAGTTCAACTTGGATTTCTTCCCCGGTGATCCCATTGCAGATCCTAGACAGAGAGCATGGGCGCAGGGTTTTTTTGACGCGCTGATGGAAGAAGGCCGCAAGCAGTTTGGAGGAGCCGCGTAAGCGGCCCGGAGGAGATAGACATGAAATTTGAAATCGGAAACACCTACACCACTCGAAGCGCCTGCGACCACAACACCATCGTAACCGCTGAAGTCCTGAAACGATCCGCTAAGTTCGTGACAGTAAAGACGCAGATGGAAGAGTCCAAGCGTTGCGGCATCCTCGTTATCGACGGTGTTGAAACCATCAAGCCTTGGGGTTCTTTCTCCATGTGCCCAATCATCAGAGCCGCGTAAGCGGCTCGGGAGGAAGATATGAAAGTACGAATAGACTTCACGATTGACGTTGACCCCAAGGTCATCCGCGCCTACATGGACGAACTCAACACTGAAGAGACCATGAAAGAGTTTCTCGTAACGTGGTGCTCTGCCGCTGGCTCTGACACGCTCGACAATAGTTTGAGTAACGCCTTGAACGAATACCACACCACGCACATCGTGCGGCAAGACATTTAGGGGGTCATGCGGAATAACCCCGGCACCCTTTTACCGCATACAGTCACAGCGTCGAGCGCATAGCATGGGTGCGCTCCGCGATGCGACTGCATCACAACATTAACTGACATCCATGGAGGGATGACATGACACTACGAGAATACGGCGCGGATCGACGCGCAGAAATGTATGCCGCTGCACACGGCGAGAAAATTAAGATGGTCGGCGGTATCGCCATCGAGTCCGGGATCGAGATGCCTAAGAGGGCAAAGAAGCTGGAGGGCATGGCAGCCGTGGCGGCCAAGATGAAGGTCGGTGACAGCGTTAAGCTGCTGATCCCAGAGGGCGGCAGCGCCGGGTACACCTCCTCATCGCTTCGGTATCACCTGAAAAAACTAAACCGCAAGTGCTCTCACCGCGTAGTCGATGACGGCAAGGCGGTAAGGATCTGGAGAGTTTAACTAGATTCCGGGGCATCTCCCGCAGGGGAGCGGCGGCCTCAGTGTGTGCTGGCTCATATGTCTAGACGTGAAACAGGATCGATGACCGCGGGTGGCCCCTCTTGTCACGACACCCCAATCGATCCACACCGCCGCAGCCACTTACAACAAAATGGAGTATCAACGACAGATGAGTGATAGATTCTTTGAAGCAACCCGGGTGGTCATGGATGGCCGCCTCGGTCGCATGTTTACAGGGCCAAGGGTCAAGGGTGCCAGCACCCGGATTCGGCTCGACCAAGACCCTCGGATCATTGAGGGCGTGGTGGACGGGAGCCGCAAGGGCCAGTCGCCGCAGCAAATAGCCAACGCGCTGGGCATCTCACCATCGTCGGTGCTCAAGGTGAAGGCGCTGTTCCGGGAGCGCTGGCAGGGATACATCGAGGAGAACGCATGAAGACACTGATAGGACTGGGGCTGACGGCCCTCACATTCGCCCTGCTGGGCATCACCGGCACCTCAGACTTTGAGGTCGCTATGGCCGAGGAGGCAGCGTACTGCGCCCGTGTGGCCGATGGCAGCCACTCCGATTACCTAGACATCATTGAGGTGTGCCATGACCGTCACTGATTTCCTATGCGACAAGTGCGGCAAGCTGTGCGACGTGATCGAGGATATCTCTATCGACATGGAGCCATACGGCGATCAGTACGTTGAGCGCCGCACATACGAATACTGGTCTCTCTGCTGCCGTGCAGGCGTAGAGGTGCTGGAGAACGAGGAGATAATCCATTGAGGCCGTCACGCGACGAGGGCAAGGAGGCGCAGCGCAGGGCCACCGCTAAGGCTCTACAGGAGTACCTCGATCAAGGCGGTACGATCCAGCGATATGGCGCTGATGCGTACAAGCGTGAGGCCGGTACGCTGTCTAGGGATCAGGTAGTCAAGACCTTTGCCTACCAGTCCCAGATCGGTAAGATCAAAAGAGAGCACAAGCGCTCGTAAGGAGGTGATCCTCTCTCCTCTCCAAGCCCTCCCGGCTGTGAAGCCCCGAGGGCTTTTTTATGCCCGGAGTGTGCCGGGGAGTCAGGGTGCGCTGAAATTGTGCCGGGATTGGCGATCGTAACCCGGAGCAGCTAAGCGCTTGTTTTTCTTATCTTTTTTTCTTTAATTTAAGAGAGAGATAAGAGAGACAAGATAAAAGTGTATCCAGAGGGATGAGAGTAAAGGAGAAGAAAGTAAATCTCATATGGATTGAAAATTTAACCCGGCACATGGCACATACCCGGCAAGCCCTTATGTGACGGGGACTGGAGCGCACTGGGGTTGTGCCGGTGAGTCAGGGTACCTGAAGACGTAGAGGCGTAGAGGCGTAGAGTCAGAGGAAAAACAACTGCCCGTGGTATAGCCAATCGCTGGTTGTAGGTGCATACTCCGCACTCATAAGCAACTGATTTCCAAGGGAATTGCATGGGTTACAACAAAGAGATTGATCTCGACGAGCTGTATCACTACGCGCAGATAGGTTTGTCGGAGCAGCAGATCGCAGACATGCTGGGTATTCATGTGTCTACGATGACGCGCAGGAAGAAAGAGGACACAGAGTTTGCGGATGCATTAAAGGCGGGGAAGGCCGCTGGTGTCCGCGCCGTGACGAACGCGCTGTACGATGGCGCTACGAACCCCGACAAGCCCTCTACCAGTGCCCAAATCTTCTTCCTTAAGAACAGGGGCGGCTGGACTGACCGGGCTGAGGTCGAGCACAGCGGCACGGTGGGCGTGGATGTGCAGCTCGACGCTGCCATCGAGGCGCTGAAGGACGCAGGCATTGACCCGTCGAAGCTATAACGCCCGATACGGCATGGGGCCGATGTCTAGCTGTGGCGGGGATTAGTCAGTGATTGGTACAGTTGACGGTACACCCCTCCGTCGGGCCTGGG